ACAAACATCCCAATGGTTTATAAAAAGCCGAATCTTGCGCGAAGGTCTTCCAGTATAATCATAGTGAGTTCCAAGATCGGCTTTTAGACCCCCGCTTTCAGACCACAATACAACCTTGTCCCATTTGATTGGAATAAAATTTCCATTGTAAACAATATAGTTAGAATAGGTTGGGGTGTCGGGTTTATGCTCATCGATCTTGGATTGTCTTTCTGTCCAAACGCGTCGGAATGTCATTGGACCAACAAGGCCATCGGATGTAAGGGCTTTTGCTTTTTGCCATTTTTTAATTGCCCTGACTAATTTATCATCAAAATATTTTTCACCAAACCAAGTAGGATCCCATCCTAAATTTGCTGCCGACGATTGATTATAAAAGTTTTTATCAATTGGCATGCCATTGATACCTCCACTATTATATAAGTATTGCTATAATATAATTATCTTGTACAACGCTTAATTGACCCTCTTTAACGGTTATTTTCTCAATCATTGAGTTGTTTACAACAATTTCGATACCTTCTTTTAGTTCTTTTGCAAAACGAACATCTTCTGCCCAGCTAACCACCGATGCTATAACGTGATGTTCAGCTTTGGGATTAAAGTCTTCGGGCAGCACAATGCCGCTTTCAGTCGTCGGAGGTATTACCTCGGGTATGTTGATTTGAATATATCTATTAACTGGTTTATAGTACACAGCCATCTCCATCACAATATTTTGTGCCATGGCCACCACTTGTGTCCATTCTTTGAATTGGATCGATGGCGTTAATCATTTCTTTATATTGTTTTTGGCTAATCGATTCATATGGCGCTTGTTTATAACCAGTTTCCTCGTATTTCAAAAACGAAACAGCTTTTAATCTTGTCTCATACATTTCTAATGCACTTTTAATTTGACAAGCCTCTTCCTCATTAAAAGTTACGGTAACAGATACAGAATTGTCTGCCCAATAATGTTGATATTGAGCAGCTATCTCAAGTTGTTCCCACATGCTAACATGCTTTTTACCTTTTGTAAAATAAGGCTCATGGATAGGAAATTCAACAACCATCGTATTGGGTGAATAACTATCTTTTTCTATATTATAACCTGCTTTCTTAAGGCGCGCCAGCACCTCCGAATCTTTTGAGAAACGAACACGACGAATATAATATTCGCTTTCGGGAAAATGAATGCCAGGAGTTGAGCCATTTAGAAGAGAAACTGTGCCGGAAGGTTTAATTGAGGTTGTCCTAATTGATTTGGGTATACAGAGCCAGTTTGAATATTCTTCATCTAATTCTTTAACATAATTATATGCTTTATCACACCATTGATACATTTGCCGGCGGCCGTGCTTATTAAATGCCTGAATAACCCCTGATTGTGATAATCCAATGCGTCGGTTCTTAAGCATTTTTGCGTTTGTCTCGGGCCAGTGAGTATTAGATAGCGTAATTGTCTTTCCGTAAAGGTATGCGATCTTTAATGTTCGTAAATAGTCCTCAAGATTCTCGTGTTTAGCTGGAAAAGTCTCTACCAAGCAACAAAGTTCTGCATCTTCAAGCTGCTGTTCGACACAAGGGTTAAAGCCAGCAACATTAATATCATCTAGCTTAACACCATCTTTAAAGCGTCCGTGAGTTCTGGCATTATCAAGCCAAATATATCCTGGTTCTCCATTGGTTTGACTCTGCTTAGCGTGCCATGTATAATCCATCCCAACTTGAGCATTAAGCGAATTATTAGAGCCCCATCGATGGTGATAAAGTTTTTCATCATCATTTTTCATTTCAAGATAATGTTGATCATCGTGTCGGCCCATGGCCAACGCTGCTGACCGGCGAACGTTACCTGCTACTACGCAACGACCAATAAGATTTTCAGTATCAACAATGTCAACAGAACTAATTGGTTCGCCGCTTTTACCGTTGTAAAGCTCAATCAAATTTTCGTGTAATTCTTTGAGCGGGGCATATCCACTAGATGTTCCGCCAAATCCTAAAATAAGAGCGCCTTCGGGGCGGATTGCGGAATAATCAAACTTAGGGACTTTTCCTCCAAAGAAGAACCCATCCAACAATAAGTGAACCGAATCTACCCATCCTTCCCGAGAATCATCAATAACCAAAACATCATTTGTATATTGTGGCTCTTGGATAGTAATACTGTGTGCTCCTTCGGTATCAAAACCAACGCCAATGCCCAGCATTAGAGCATCCATCATCCATGCAAAAAGATAGCCGCCTTTAGTTGAGAGGTCTCGGGTAGAACGAAACGCACAATTAAAAAGTCCTGCTGCTGTTTTTTCTTCTACAAACTTGGTCCCCATCATCCACAATCCACGACCAGGGGGTGTCCATTTAAGATTAAATAAACGATCATATGCGTCTTTTGCAGTACGTTGGGCCTTGGCATCATTCCATTCAAGGCTTAGTAAAAAAACATGCTCTTTTTGCATATCAAACATTCCCTCGATAACTCTTTTGCAGGTTTGCCACCATTCTTCAGAACCAGTAGCTTCGAGATCAAACTCATTAAGACGTCGGGAATATGTACGTTTAAAGGTCACATAGCCCAGGGGGCCCCAAGGCACTTCTTTAGTCTTATAAGGCTCTAGAAATGTATCTGATAATCTGAATCTGCGAATGTTTTGTCGTGCTCTCATTTTTGTTTATTTCCTTTTCAATTTTGAATATTTTTCTCTTAGTAATTGCTGCTGCTCTTTTACTCCCAGGCTCACCGGGTTTGTCGCGACACCATTGGTGGTCGTTGGTACTTGTGCTTTTGGAAGAATTTTAATTTTTACACAAGAGGTATCCATAAATAGAGAATACACTATCCCATCAGGACCGTTTCTATTCTTAGCAATAAAAAGCTTTCCTTGGTTGTTTTGTTTATCTTCGATGGTTCTTGAAACAGAAAAAATAAAATCAGCAACAAAGCATTTATTAAACGCCTCTGAAATCTGTTCCATCGTAATGACTTCTGCGTTTAGACCCGAACGATTTGTTTGTGATGCTGTCCAAATAGGACATTTAAATTCAGTAGATATGGCGCGAAGTTCTTCATAAATAGATTCAAGTTCGTTTCTCTTCTCTTTTCTTATTGTAATCGGCTTTAAAAGATCGCCATAATCAACGATTACTAATCCCGGCGTTATTCCTCGTTTTATAAGACGAGAAAGATGGGATCGAATCGTATTAGTTGTAGCTGATTTCGTAGGATACTCTTTAATAATCAAAGAGCCATCAATATTTTTAATGGTTTCGTATACTTCTTCCTTAAAAGTAATAATATCTGAAAGTGGGTAGCCCGTAATGCAACTATCATAGCGGTTGGCAATAACCATGTCTTGTAGTTCAAGGGTGTAATGAACGACTGTTTTATTTTCTTTTAAGGCTTGCGCGCCCAAGTGGACTAAGGCCATCGATTTTCCGGCGCCAGTTGGCGCGATGACAACCCCCAACTCTCCTTTGCCTAAGCCTCCTCCGCAAATGGAATCGACTTCTGGCCAGCCTGTTGATATGGGTTGTCGATGTTTTGGTACAAATCTCATTTCAAAATCAGCAAGATAATTATATCCAAAATTGTTCTCAGATCCAAGCTTTAATGCATTATTAATAACTGTAGAAATTTCATCAAAGGAACAATTTTGGAGCAATCCAACTGATTGCATCATTGCTTCTTTTAAATTTTGCTTACGACAAAACTCTAAAGAAACATCTTTAATGTATTCAATATCTGTAAGTTCGTGCGTGTGGATTCTTGCGAAATATTCTCGCACTTGGTTTTGTGTCACTTCATCTTCGTTGTCAAGCTCTGTTCGAAGGATAGTAAGCATTGCTTCAACAGAAGGATGAGTATTGTATTTCTCGCGATAATCAATTACTTTATTAACGAAAACGCGAAGATATTCTAATTCTAAAAACGCTATATGTAGAACTTCTGTGATTTGGTCTGCGAACGGCCTATCCTCAAAAATAAGCTGTACGAGACCCTCTTGGAAGGCTTTTCCATACCTCCCAAAGTGTGCATTTTTAGCGACCATCAAATCCCTCTTGTTGTGTATTGTATATATAACATATCTGACCGTAAAGTCAACTTAAAATATGTTAAATTGTATTTGTGTTGTCAAGGCACTCTTTGCTAATCTTGTTTAAGATCGTGCGCAGATCTTCCCAATTTAACTCACCAAATCCATCATTGCGCATCATTCCAATAATTTCTGTTTTATTAAAATCACACTCAAAGTTTTCGATAGATTCTTTGACATGCATTTTGGACTGGAAAGACATTTGTGGAGCATATAATTGCATCATGCGATAGTTGTGCTCAATTAATCCTTTGTTTTCGACAATGTTGGTAAAGAACTTAAGTTTACTTTTAGTATTCTTACAAAATTCTACCACTTCATCAATAGTATATGATTTGCTATCGCTCAAAAAGTTTAATCTTTTGCCTACGGTTCCAAAGCCTGCGCCGCGGATGCCGGGGAGGTTGTCTGAACTATCCCCCACAATCGAGCGGGCCAGGGCCATGTTGGTCGGATGAACGCCAGTTTGTTCTATAATACGTTTGGTGTTTAGTAATTCGTTTTTAGTGGGCCGCAATAAAACAGTTTCATCATCGCATACCTGCATGAAGTCTCTGTCATTGGAGATAATAATCTTTTGCCAGCCCTTGTAATACTCCATCTGTGTAACATATGCAATCACATCATCGGCTTCGATCTCGGGGATCATAAACTGGATGATGGGCATGTTGTTCATATATTCAATGACGCGGCTTTGCTGCCACATTTTGTTGTGTAACTCTTCGTCGTCGGTGAGGTTGTGGTACGCTCGATTTAATCGGATCGGCTTCCTACCTTCCTTATAATTTTTGTCCATGCTCTTGCGCTTTCTAGAGCCGTTAGGGCCATCCCATATCACTACGATCTGATCTGGCTTTGTTTCTCGGACGTGTCGTTGAAGAATCTTAATGAACCCTTTCAATCCTCCGATAGGATCTCCATTAGAAGAAATGGATGGGTCTACTATATAGGCCCTAAGATACGCATTCAGCGCGTCAATAATTAATACTCTCTTCATTATATTCAAAGCTTTTCCTCTCCTACTTTTTCATTATCTATAGTGTATATAACACGCTTTACCCCTACATATCGAAGGGCAGCTTCGCACATTTGACAAGGTTTCGACATTCTAAAATCATCTGATTTTCCTATTCTTGCAACATAAAGTATTGTGCCATCAGTTATCGAACGGTCTAAACCTAAAATGGCCCCGATTTCCGCATGAACCGTAGCGTGGCCCGGCTGATCATTTCGAAATCTCGCCCCAAAAGAACAAAAGCTGTCTTTGTTTGGAGAAGTATTAATGATAGAGCCTCCTCTTACGAGCACTGCGCCATGGCGATAATCTGGAAAATCAGACTGCCGAGCTACATTTTTTGCCAGTGACATAAAACGAGCAATCTTGCCTTTATAAAACACAAACCCCGCCAGTTATATATATAATATAACATAACGGGGCTTAACTGTCAAGCAGTTTTTAACGATATCTGCGTGCGGGTGGATGCGGTCTGCCGCGTCCTTGGACATGTCGTACATAAGTGTGCGGATGTCGATTAATCATGTGGCGCGGCACAGTACGTAGCTCCCAATATCCATGTACCCATACTCCGCGAGGGGTTTGGTGTCCTTTTACCCATACCCAGGCCCTAACCTTAACTGGCTGGGGATGTACTTGGGGTGCTGGGCGCGGCGGTGGTGGCCGGTGGACTGCCGCGGGAGGTGGTGTTCTATGAGGGTGCGCATGTACTGTGCAACCGCTAGCGAGCAGTGCAATGCTCGCAATAATAATCTTGTTCATTTTTCTCTCCTAAACTGGGTGGTGTGCCGGCGGTGGCAATTCTTCTTCTTCATAAAAATCTGCCGCCTCTCCATCACGTCGATCAAATCGTTGAATCACTTCTTCATCCATTAGACGTACAACGTGTTCTCTAAATTCATTATCAGTTTGAATAAGTTCGGCCCACTTCGACGGCTGAAACTTCTTTGTATAACCTTCGGATGTTTCCAAAGTATACCATGCGCCTTTAGATGTGAGATACTCAGATGTTTTAATAGCATCAAACCAACTTTCTTCATCGCGTATGCCAACTTCGTCAGTCCCCCACATAATTCTAAATGCACAGGATCTTCCTTGGGTTCCAAACCTTGATTTCTCAAGTCTAATCTTTACCTCAGATCCAATACGAAAACCTTTATCATCCATCACGAAAGCACTCTTGGCTTTGCGGCCGGTTAACCAAATCCGTAGCGAATAAGAATAATGCATAGCTTTACCGCCCGGTGTCATATAGGGCGTAGTCATAGCTGTGATATGAGCCATGGGCCCACTGGTAATATTAGTCTTAAGCTGGTTAAGGACAAGAAAGGTTGCTTGCTTGTCAGCAATGGGAAGAGTAAGTTTCGACATTCCCTTTGCTAGAATTCGAGCCTTCATCGCCATCGAAGATTGAGGATTAAAGTCCCCCTCCACATCTGAAACTGCAGGGGTAAATGCTAGCGAATCCCAAATCAATAACAGCTTTTCATCAGTCGCTGCCAAAAGCTCTTCAATCGTCTCCAATACAAACTCGACAGACGATGCCTGAATGTACATTAAGCGCCCCAAATCGCACCCTGCTGCCTCCAAAAAAACAGGATCAATAGCTGATTCGGAATCAAAATATATCACAAGCTTGCCCTGTTTTTGGGCGTTGGCTGCGATTTGTGCTGCCATATAAGATTTGCCCGTGGAAGTGAGTCCTGCGATCTCTGTAGTCTTGCCGACAGGGATGCCGGCCATCTGGCCTTTACATATAATACTATCGAGCCACCGTGATCCTGTGGGGATCCATTCTTTGACTTCGGTGGGGTTCTCGCCTGTTAGGTCGTGCGCGACATTGCGTCCCGCTTTTTTATTTACCAAGGTCATGAGATCCTGTATGGATACACGACCAGCCTTAGTTTGTTTTGCCTTGCGTGGCATTTTGCCTTCCTTTGTTTCTAATTAATAGGGTGGCAGACATTTCCCGGTCTGCCAGCGGGGCGAGCCTAGCCTGCTACCAACTCATTAAATGCACGGTCGACATCAGTAGTCTCTGTTGTGCTGTACTTGGCAGTCTCGCGTGAGCGCGACTCAGCGGATCCGTCTCCGGCAAGCTGCTCGTCGAGAATAGCGCCGACTTGCTCCGGCGTGAGACGTTCAAAAAGTCCGTCAAACTCGGGCATGCCATCAAGGAGGGCGGGGATGGCTTCGGTATCCTCAAGTAATGTTGAGGTGTTACGACGCATTTTCAGGCTCGTCTGGGGATAGGCACCGGGCTTGGTGGGCTTGGTGTAAGTGAGAGTAATATCTGTACCCTCCTGAATGTCTGTGACATCCCCATATTCAGGGTCTAAAATATAACCGAGAAGCAATTCGTATGCGGTCTTACCATAACCGTATACCTTAATTCCCTCTTCTTCTCGGCCGCGAATAACGACTGGGGAAAAGTAGCGGGTACGTACAAAGAGTGACTTTGCAAGCTTTTTGCTCTCCTCGTCGTTGTTCTCGCTTCCTTCTCGCCAAAGCGAAGAAGCGAATTCGCAGATAGGACATTGTTCTCCAAAGTTTCGTTTTGGACATAGGACACCGCCCTTGTGATCTCCTACATTGTAATGAAAGAACATTTCTTTCAAAGGATCTCCGTCGTTAGTTGGAATGATCCGAATATCGGTGTCTCCCTCGTCTGGCTTGAACCAAACAGAGTTAGAATCACCCTTG